CTGGTCTGACCAAATCAACAAATCAATTTGTGCGTCTGACAGGTAAGGATAACGCAAGCGAGACAAATACCTAAACTGTTTCTCTAGTTCTTGGTATTTCTTACTGTTGGTTGGGGTGTTCTTTGGGGCATCCTCTACTCCATTTTCTCTCAACCATGCGAGGATGTGAGTGTCTAAGACTGCGTAGTCACAACCCTGTCTGGTGTGAAGCAAGAAAAATCTAGCAGTTTTATTACCCACGCCATGTATGGCAAGCAGATCATCCAGAGTGCAAGTCCTGAGATTGAGATCAAGAGACTCTATGATACCTTTTGTTAGTCTACCATACTGTCCGACCTTACTTGCGACCAGTGCATTGTGGATTCCATCTCTCCCCAAGTCTTTAAAATAATTAAAAACCCCATCATAACCTACATCTTGACCAAGCTTCGCCGCATGAATCAATCTAGTCAGACAACGGGAGGCATAGTCACTGTTCTTCCCCGCCACAAACATACAGAACAACCAAAAAGCTTCCAGTTGATTAGTGTCCCGATTGAAATCGGTGATGTCGGTAGGATTAACCGTGAGTTGCTTTCTTGATTTAAGAAATTTTTTCATTCGCCATCCTCCAAAAGCTCGATGCTCATATCCTCTAAAACAGATTCTGTTAATGCTCGGGCAGCTTCTCCGTAGCTATGGAGAGGGGATGAGGTGTCAGAGGTCACCTCATCAAATTTAAATGCCGTCACATCTCGATTAAAGCCAATCTCGTAACAGTATTTTACCATCTCATCGTAAGCTTGCTCTTTAGTCTCAGCTTCGATTACGTCTTCAAAAGTAACTTTAAATTTCATTTACTTCTACTCCCATCTCTGCATAGGTTTTCCAAGTGGACCCGATATGGTGAGGGATTCCCTCCATCGGCTCGCCCCTAAAGGCATCGACCACTACTCCATCATCATCTAGCTTGACCTGCACCTCGATTTCGTCACCAATTTGTAAGTGCAAATATCTTGCCTCTAGTTCTCTATTCATGTGAATTATTCTCTTTAATTATGTTACCATATCTGTCGTAGTGGAGATCGTCGTGTTCTGGAGAGGATGGACCCACAGGGGTCCACTCATAATCCCATCCATCCTTACTAACTTTATGAGTATGCTCTGGCATTGAGCAAACCTTACCCTCTCCCGTAGGAGAGGGCAAGTCTTTTTCCCTTTTACTCATTGATAAGAATCTTGATGCTTCCCTTAGAAAGCTTGAGGGTAACCACATCTCCCGCTTGTGCTTGCTGCTTCAGCTTGGTGATAGAGATCCTCTTGTCTCCTCTGGTCTTAGCCTTATAGAAGGTTACCTTTGCTTCAGTTCCGTCAGGATACTTACCCGATACAGGGTGCTTCTGACCGCATTCTGCTTCAGAGTAATCAAAAGAAAACTCTTTGGCTAGCTCACAAACTGATTTGTTTGCGTCGATTATGCTTTTGTTAAGCATAGTATCTGTTACATTAATGGTTGCTTTCATTTTAATGAATTTTAATTCAAGATTAGTGGATCGTATGGGAATGAACCACCTCTTTAATTATATGTTCTTCGTTATCGTCTTGTGTAGACCAACTCTTTCCAATCAAATCATTCTCTTCAGTTAACTCATCTGCTTCGAAGTATCTTTGCACGATACTGTTCAAAACAATTAAGTCGATGTCTTCGCAGTTTTCTGGGTCAAGGTCTTTAATATCGTTGGCAAACTTGTCATCACCTAACCAACAAACTGAATAATTGTTTCCTGCTGAGTCCTTTATCGCTATAATCTTAGATTTCATTTTATATTATAAGATACAGACTAATCTTCTCCACCATCAAACCCCTCTACATAATCTTGCACAACCTCAATAGCATCCTCGATCTCCTCGCTAGTAGCACAATCAGGATGGAAGTGACCGACTTGAGCTTCCAAGGCTAACTCTAATAATGTTTCTACTGCTTTCTTAAAGTTCATGATTCTTTTCTGTAGTTGTCATACTCTCTTTTGTATACAGGGAACAGCACGTAATCTGTTAGGCGAACAATAGCCTCCTCCAGATTCTCATCATCTAAAATGTTAGTTAAGCCACTGATTGCGAGAGCAGCATGGGTCACCTCATGCATCAGGGTATCGAATGTTTCCTCTGATGTCATTCCCTCACGCACTCTTATGACCTTCTTGTCGATATCCATATCACCAAAGTCTTTCATCTTCTTTAAAATTACTTTAAATTCGATGTCCCCGACTTTAATGGTAGAGGGAAGTGAGTATTGTTTTTTTGCCATTAACCTATCCTTTCTAATGCCTGGGTTCCCTTGCCTGTGATCTCCCGCTTGCCGTCTATTCGCATGAACCCATTCTTCAGCAGGTAGATTTCGGCATCCTTCTGGATTGCCGTCCTCGACATTCCAGTGACAGCACACAACATCTGCAACGTGCAAGCACCACGGTCCTTCAGGATACGCATCACCTG